ACTTCATCGACGCGGCCCGCGCGCTGATAGACTTTATAGGCTGCCTCCATGGGTGTTCTGACACGCGCATCGAAGTTTACAACCTCTTCCACCTTCGCTATAAGGTCAACACGCGGCACAAGAAGGAAACCGCGCCGTGTCTGGAAGGCGATGAAGTCGCTGCAGCCACCATAAAGCCATCCCTTATTGCCCTCGTTGACACCATGGAGCTCAATCCAAGTCCACTGATCCTGCGGCTCGGCGTCCTGGCGGCTGATTTTCTTCATGGCCTTGACGTCAGTTGAGTAAATTTTGCCAAGATCTTTGGCATCTGGATGGAAAATCGGCGATTTTCTGAAGAAAAAGTCGATTTTTCGGTACATATCGTCTTCTTTTCCTGCCTTTTTGGTATCATAGCCGTGTTCGTGAGCTTTTACGACGAAAAATTCCTCGGCGTTAAGTCCTCTCGCTGCACATTCCCCAGACCAGTCGTATTTATTTCTATAGCCAGTCATTGCAATATATATTGTAGTAAAACCCTATAAAGGTTGTGGTTCATGCCACTTTCTGCCCTATTTTGCCTCTCTTTACCTTGTTTTACAGCCGTATTTGTCGTTTTTGACCAATTTAATGACGAATTTCATATATCAACGTACTGTTTATATATCGATGAACGCAGATAATAAAGGTGGAGAGGGTGCAATGATTATTTCAGGAGCCATTATCCCCGTTGGGGTTAAGAACAAAAATGGGTGGGGCATCCTCGACAGTGAGATTCAGAACGTCGTGGCGACGTTGAAGGGCAAGGCTCTTACCGTTTGTCCACGCAACGGCGATGCTCATGGTTGCGATTTCGACCCGAAGGCCGAGATCGGTAAGATGAGCAATGTTTGGTATGATCCTTTTGTCAAGAAAATCAAGGCAATGGCAGAGATTACCGATTCCGTTGCCCAGAGGAAGATTTCCGAAGGGACGTGGAAGCCAAACTGGAGCGTCCGTCTTGCGGCAAAAGAAAATGTCGATGGATGGGCAACAGGGTGCGAGGGTAAGAATGTTACTGTCGTACCCGAGGGAGCTTGGCCCGATGCAAATTTCAATGTTCTTGCCTCTTCGGAGGACGGCTTTGAAACTTTTTTGATTGCCAATTTCTCTGTTAGTGCTCCAGCACCGTCAGAACCCTCAACTCAAGCTCGAACAGTCCTTGGGACTATCGAGTATGTACCGACAGCAAAAGAACTCAATCAGGTTATTAGCGGGCTCGCTTCTTCTCCTAACTCTCCAGAGAAGGACGCAAACGTAGCTGGTAACTCGAAAGGAGGTAAAAATATGGCTGATACAGATAAGAAAGAGACTACTCTTACCATGGAGCAGCTTCAGGCAGCCCTCGCAGAGCGCGACGCAAAGATTGCGGCTCTTGAGAATAAGGCGCTGGAGCAGAAGCCTGATGAACAGGAAAAGGTCGCTTCCAAGAAGACCGAGGAAAAGGTTGCTTCCGAGAAGAAAGACGACAAGACCGTCAGTCAGGAGGAACTTATTGCGTCGAAGGCAAAGGAAATCGCCGACCAGCAGATTGCTGCGTATAAGGCATCCCTTGCACATGAGGCTGCAGTCAGTGAATATGTCGCCGCAGCTACCAAGCTCGGAATCAAGGACATCAACACCAAGATCTTCGAGGGAATGACCGCCGAACAGATCACTGCGTTTACCGCAAGTCTGAATGCGATCAAGACCGAGGAAGTTGAGGATGACAAGACCGCTGGTCTGAAGTATCCTGCATCTACTCCTGAAGAGAGCGGTGGCCTGTCTGTTGGTATCCCGTCTGTCGACAGCGATGGCAAAGTGACGTGGGTCACAAAGGTATAGGAGGAATGAAAAATGGCACAGAATTACTTTGGGTTCAAGAAGCCCGCAAACAAAATCGTAATTGCCGCAACTGACTCCTGTTTCTACTCCGAGTATAAACTTGAGAGTGCGACTAATGCATACGCTGGTCGTGCGGCAATGCGTGGAACAAACGACGATGACGTTGTTGTTGCCGATGGTGTTACCTATATGGCCCATGGGTTCATTGGGTACGAGCAGTCCTTCCTCGGAAGCTCCTCGATGACCAGCAACAGGCCCGCAACCGTCGACACTATCTGGGCTGCAAGCGCCCGTGTCCCTGTCCTGAAGGGCGGTGGCTTCTGGGTTGTAGCTGCTCTTGCTGCTGGAGTTGTCGTCTACAAGGGCGATCTGCTCGCGCCGACCACTGGCGGTGTTCTTATGCCCGTCGTCCCGATGGGTGGCGGATATGCAATGCGTATTCCCTTCACCAAGAAGACTTCCGAATACGACACTGGCATTGACCTGCCTGCAGGCGCAATTGTCAGGGATGCAATCATCTACGTTGGAACCAATGTAGCTGGATCGACAATCGACGTTGGTATGCTCTCATCCGAGTCTGGTGGAGACGCTGACGGGTTTGTTGATGGTGAGTCCTGCGCCAATAAGGGATTCGTTGCACACGTCAACGGTGATGCTACCGAGGCCAACAACACTCGCGGAGACCTCATTGCTCTCGAACTCAAGTCCAATGACACCACGCCGCTGTTCTTTGATGTTCCGAAGCCGTACATCTGCGATGGAACCCCGTCGTCCATATCATACACCACCTCCGACCATGCAATTGCGGGATACATTTACCTCGTTGTTGATGGTGCTGGAATGGCTCCGATTGCCATTGCAGAAGAGAGTGTAATCACCACGACCACTGCAGTCACTGATCTTATGGTCAGGAGCCTGATTTAAGGAGGGAACAAACATGGTACTTCCACCTGAAACCTACATGAAAATCAAGGAAGGAATCGTCAAGAATGCCCGCAAGCACTCTATCGCGCGGCAGATCATAGGCGTCCGTCCTCTTAACGCTGGCGTCGGGCTGCAGCAGTGGACTTATGACACGCTCACCGAAGTCAGTGATGCACAGATCACCTATGCCTTTACCGAGACTGGCGAAGATGTCGCCGACTTCGGAAGGAGCCATGTGCCGATCCCCGTGATCCACAAGGAGTTCCGTATTGGCTACCGTGATATTGTCGCCGCACAGCGCGGAGGCTACCCGCTTCAGGCATCCACTGCCGACTCTGCATCATACAAAGTGATGCTGCAGGAGAACGCAATGCTGCTCAATGGGTATTCTGCCGACGGTAGCACCTACGACATCAAAGGTCTGTATCAGAGCGCTGGCAATTCCGAATCAACCTCAAAGGACTTTGGAACTCCAGGCAACGCAATGGCCAAGGTGCAGCTCGCAATCACCGAGCTCATTGCCGACGACATCTACGGCCCGTACAACCTCGTGCTGAACCCGACACAGTTCATGGAACTCGCAGTGTCCGTCCTCGGATCTGGCGCTGGAGACCGTGAGATCAACATGGTCAGGGAACTGCTCGAAGGCGGTCAGATTTACTCTACCCCGTTCCAGACCGTCGACACTGGTATGCTGCTCGCACAGCCTGGATCTGGTTTCTTCGAGGCAGTAATGCCTGTTGACATGACTGTTCGGACGGAGACTCTCCAGAAGTCTCGTGACGAGTGGGGTCAGGTCTACGAGTGCATTGTACCCGTTATCTACGACGCTGATGCAATCTGCAAGCTGACCGCAATTTAAGGAGGCTATCTCATGGCTTGGGTAACGAGTAAGGAGGTAAAGGCGCTGGTCAAGTCGTCTATGACGAATAGCGAATACGATCAGATAGTCAACCTCGCCCAAGAGGAGATAGAGGCGAAAGCAGGGACTAGCACATATTCTGCTAACCTCCGCTTCGCCGTCCTTTATTTGTCGGCTGCTAACACATTAAGAGCTCTGAAAACCAACGGAGAGCTGGCTTACACCAACAAAATTGGTGCTACCCATCAGATTAATGAAATTGATGACATGATCGCCAAATATGACGGCATGTCTGAACTTTACATCAAGAAGAACAAGGTAGCATCATTGTCCTCAACGCCGCAGTCTGCTATTGATATAATCCCAGCGAATTATTACGAAGCAGAGGAGTGAGGATGGTTGATGAACCAAGAAATGTTAGTAGAGGTCAGTTTGATCGTGCCGTTGGAGTTATCAACCACGAAATAAAGTTACTCAAGCAAGAAGTCGAGGAGCTTAAAAAGGAACAGAAGAAAACTCTGGAAGAGCAGCAAAAGTTCTATAGGAACGTAATTCGTGCTCTTCTGGGAATCATTGGAGCGATTGTCACTGGGATCGCTGCTTTGATAACAAATGGAGTAGGATTATAATGGTGCTGGATAATAAAATCGGTAAAATGTTGCGTAAGCTCGGAAAAGCCTATACTTTTAAGGTAGCAGGCACGCCGACTACCACCGATAGTTTCTACCAGAACAATTCTGCTACTTACACTACTGTTTCTTTGTATGCTGTTGTCTTACCTGCAAGGACATATGATGTTCATTCGAATATCGTTCACATGGAGCGGGCTTTTGGCGTCGATGAACTTGGAATCATAGAAGTATACGTCGTTCAAGAAGACTGTCCTGTTGATGTTGAGGATTATATTCAGGTAGAGGCGGAATGGTATAAACTGAAGTCAAAAGAAGTCTTCGGAGATGCATTTTACGTCTTTGAAGCACGTCTGGAGGCTGCGCCATAATGCCGTCTGTCTACACGTTTGGGCCTGTTTCAAGCGTTAATAAGAGAGTGCATGTAAGGTGTACTCCTGTTATTTCGGAGCAGGTTCGTCTTATTCTCAATCCAGATACGTTTATTGAATCGACGATGATGCTTGAGACAATTGAAACTGAAGTTGAAAAATGTTTCAGGGAGATTGTTGATTCGTCACCAGTTGACGAGGGTGATTATCAGTTATCCTGGTCACGGACAAAGAGGAAAATTGGTAAGACTGGGTATGAATATACCATTGCCAACTCTGGCCTACCATATGCCAAATTCCTAGTTTATGGTATGGATATCAATTTCCGCCGTTTTATTCGAACTGCTCGGGGGCTTACTGGAAAGTCATACAAATATCCAGATCCTGCGCGTGGGATAATTCATGATGTGCGGAAAATTGTATGGAATACCAAGAATCAGATTGTTCGTGATTTACAGGTAAGGAAATATTCCTACAACTGGCGGCGTGGAACTCTTAAGATTTCGACGAACATTGCTTCAAGGACACTCTTTACAAAGGGGGAGAGATACCAATGAAGAACAGTCTCGAAGACATAAAACGGGCATTCAAGACATTTATCGAAGCGAAGGTCACATCGCTGTCAGGCAAAGTGTTCGCTACCTACCCAGAAAATGATGCAGTAATCCCGTGTTGTGTCGTCGACATTGTGTCTGCATCATCCGATCCTCTTATCGAGGGTGGTCTTATGAAGGGTCTGGCTCGTGTTACTGTTGTAGATGACGACACAATGACTCTCGATCAATTGTTTGATGATGTCTACATCGCCTTCGTTCAGTATGGCTATGCGATTGAAGATTTTTCCTTCGGGAGAATCTTTTCGATTAGTCCACTCATTCCTGCCGTAGCAAGTAAGGATGAGATCTACAAGCGTGAGATGGACATCGAAATTTCGTGGATAGTAGTGAGGTAAAAACATGGCATCAGGAGCACATGGACAATATCTGGGGGCTGTCGAGGCGGTTGTAGAAGCAACTTACGGAACAACCCCGACCAACCCTGCGATGCAGTGGATTGGTTATGTGCAGTCGGCAAAGAACGGGCACAAGCTTCTCACTGAGGATATTAAGTATCTGAAGTCGAATGCAGCAACAACTGGTCGCCCCGACTCGCACAAAAATGTACAGACAGGAGAAGAAGTTCAGCTCGACATCGAATATATCCCGCAGGTTGGGAATATGTTCAATTGGTCAACGACTCCCAGTTTCTTTACTGGTGCGTTTTCCAACGATGTAGCGGCTCCGTTTGCACCAGACGACACAATCCCGTCGTACACCATCGGTGTTATCGATAAGTGGACTGATGCAGGGACTGGTGGAAAGGAGTTCATGGTCTATAATGGTATGATGGTTCAGGACTTCACGTTTTCCGTCGAAGTTGGAACTGCTTGCCGTTGTAATGCTACGCTCGTCGGTAAGTCTCTTACCACGAGTACCACGACATATGTTGGTACTGGTTCACATGCCTCCGAGCTCGACGCTGTTCCGCTGGGTGCTTCGCACATCAGCGCGGTACAGATGAGATCGACTGGTGGGACTTGGGCTGCCCTGCAGGATATTCTTAATGGTATTGAGATTAAGATGTCGAACAACATCGAGTTCGCAAAGGATCTTAACTCAACCGCCACGTCGAAGATCAATGCGGCTGTCCTTACCTCGCGTGACATTACTGTGTCACTCGACGTGGACTACTACGATTTCACCAAAGCTCCGACGCCGAACAAGACATACTTCGCACTGGATGACATTATTGCCTTCCAGTCGTATGATCTGTCGTTCCTCGTCGAGTGTGGAACCACTGATCTCTATATCAGTCTCGTCGGACTGAAATTCCCTGAACTTCCCTTTGATTACTCTCTTGAGGGTATCATGGGCGAGAAACTCACCTCCCTGCCTATCGAGGGTTCGGCAACACTTGCACCTATCGGTGTTGCGACCACGAGGGCAACATAAACCTATTAATTTATTTTTTTGAAATATAAAGGATGATCTTGATATGCAAACCGTTACTATTAAAGGCAAAGAATACGAACTGACCGAAGAACCTCTCCATGGTGTAGTTCGTGATATTCGCAAGAAACAGAAGAAAATATCCGTCAACTTCCTGATGAAATATAAAAAGACTCTCGAAGAACTTGGAGAGAATGTTTCTATTCAGGATGCGATGGTTGCAATCGCGGAAATAGATCCAGACGGCATGTCTGACTACAATGAAAAAATGGAAGATTTCCTCGAAGTATCTGTTGTCTCGCTTGCAACAGGTAAAGTATGGGTTCCAGAGGACTTCTATGAACTGAAAGAATCTGAATATGTGTCGCTCCTCAAAACATGTCGTGAGCATATTGGAAGTGATGCTACAGGTTTTTTCGGGATCTCGACTATGAGTTCACCACCGATAGAGAAAGAGCAGACCGAGAACAAAACCCCAGACCAACCCTCTTAAAAAACTTTCTTACTGAAAAAGCAGAAAGAAAGATCGTCACATGGAAACGAATGATTCGTGATGGAAGGGGTGACGATACGATGTTTCTCGACATCACCATCATGAAAAGCATGGGATGGTCGTGGGAGGAACTAAACGATGTTCCAGAAAGAACTTTTCTATCGCTTGGTAGAATTTTGAGTCTTAAATCGAAACACGAGGAAGCGGAACGAGAAAAGGCAAAGAATACTAAAAAGCATGGAAAAGGTATAGGAGGAAAATAAAATGGTTTCAACAACGGGAGGAGACGGGGATGTTGTTTTCCGTTTCACAGTAGTAAATGCGACGGGGCCTGGACTTGCCTCCGTACAAAATAGTGTTAACTCTGCTGCCACAAATGTAGCAAGCACTGTTGGATCACGATTTAATACGATTAACGATTCTGTAAAAGGGGTCGAAGAAAGTTTCCGTCGTCTCGGTAACACTCTCGTTGGTGCTGGTGGTGCTCTTACTGGTACATTTACTTTACCTCTTATTCTCGGACTGAAAAGCTTAACAACCGCTGGAACAGAATTTGAAACACAGCTCTATCGAGTAACATCACTTTTTGCCGACGCAGAACATCCTGTCGCTTCCTTAACGGATGAACTGAAAGAATTTTCACAAGCACTGGCTCTGAAGAGTCAGTTCTCGGGTGAAGAAGTTCTTGAAACCATGTATATTATGGGACAGGCAGGTTATACACTTGCCGACGTGTATGCTACTACACAGCCAATTCTTGAACTTGCCACGGCGCAGCAATATGATCTTGCCCAGACATTCGGGATTGTAAACTCCGTGCTCAAGTCATATAATCTCAAAGCCGAGGATTCTGGTAAAGTTACGAATATGCTTGCTACAGCGGCCACCCAGTTCAACTTGTCGATGGATGATTTAAAGAATGGCCTGAAATACGTTCTGCCGACGGCACATTCACTCGATATGGAACTTTCCGAGATGCTTGTATTACTCGGTGTTCTTACTGACCGTGGTTTCAAGGGGCAACAGGCTGGCCGTGTTATCCGTGATACTTTTGCGGATATTATTGCTCCGACGGATAGCAGCAGGGCTGTGCTTGAAAAATATAATTTGGAACTTTATACCAATCAGGAGCAGATAAATGGAGTAGCCAAGGCATATAACGATGCACGAAAAGCACTCGATTACATGGAACGTGGTACTCTAGGTAACAAAACAGAACTTGCTGGGCTTTCTGCAGAAATTCAGACGAACAATGCTCTTATCTCGCAGGCACGGCTGGCAGGCAATGTCACAGACGCCGAGGCTTTGGCTGTTGCAAATGCCAAGTTAAAAACGACGTATGCTATTCTGAATGGTGATCAGAAAGTAAGCTCGGCATTAATAGCAGAACAGAGACAGTTGGTTGAAGATCTCGGAACCCAGCTTGACAATACAACCGTCACTGGCCTTTTACCATTTAGCAAAATCATTGCAGAGATTGCAGATAGTGGCATGACTGCTGCCGAGATGTACGAGGTATTTGGAAAACAGTCTGCGGGTGCAATGATTGCTCTTACCGATATATATCGGGAGAATAATGATTATTTCAATGAAATGATGGGTATCGTCGAGACGAAAATGGCCGCACAAGAACAGGCAGCCATTCAGATGCAGTCGACGGCATTTCAGGTAAAGCAACTCACCGAGGCAATGAATCAGCTTCGTATCGAAGGTTATATGGCCCTTGCTCCAATCATTAAGGAGATAAACGAGTGGCTTCTCAATAATATGGATACCTTGAAAGAGCTCGTGCGGATGATTATCGACGGAATGCTGCCTCCTCTGCAGCGTATGCTCGGATATCTTCAGGGTCTCATCGATTGGTTTACGGGTTTGAAAGAAGGCACACAAAAGATGATTATTGGTATTGTTACCAGTGCTGCCGTGTTTCTTGCCGCCGTAGGCCCGATATTACTCTATATTGGTGCTCTCTCGTGGGGAACTGCTTCGATTATTGGTCTTGGTCGACGTGCAGGTGAAGTAATCTATGTTATTTACAATTTCGTTAAGTCGCTGGCTGTAATGGGGTCGACATCTACTCTTGCAACATCCTCTGTTGGTGGCTTATTTGCAGCTCTCGACCTCACATCAGGGGCTGCAGCTGGGTCTACAGCTTCTTCAGTGGCGGCTGCACAGGGATATACGCTCGTTGGTGTGGGTGCAGAGACTGCAGCCGTGGGTGTTGGAAGTCTGTCGACTATGATTATGGCTGCCTTACCTTGGCTTGCCGTCCTTGGTATCGCCGCATATTTGCTTTATGCCGCNNATCGATAATGAAATATTACCTGCGCTGCAGCGTCTAAAAGACGAGGCGTATCAAACTATCTCTGGTGGTAAGTCTATTATCCATGGGCTTATTGAGGTAGATCCATATGAGATTTCATATGGGGTAGCAAAGATGCTCGGTGCTCTTTCCGCCGCATTCAAAGATATGGGTATTGTCTATGAGGGAATTGGTGATGCAATTATGTCAGCCATTCTCGTCGGAATGATTGGTGGCGATGCTCTCGGTGAATTTGACAGAAAGATGCAGGGTGTTATTAATACTACAAAGCTCGGGCAGTCGGCAGCAAAGGGTCTTATCGAAGGTTATTCTGGTGGTGCGAAGACACTCGACGATGAAACGGGACAGTTGGTTTACACACAAGCATATATCGACAGGATTCGTGACAGTCATTATGAATATTCCGAAGCAATGAAAACATCTACCAAGTCGACTGAAGAATCTACAAAGGCCGAGAATACTTTCGGAATGGCTGCATACAAGGAATCAAATCTAATTGCAGATCTTACCAAGGAAATTAATAACAGCACGGCATCGAAATTGACTTTCAATGCTACGCCGTTGAAATTGGGCACTGATGCTACTGGCGTTACCATTGCTGGAATAATACCGATAGACCAGTTCAAGAAAGAAGGCAAAAAGGCTGGCAAGGCGACTGGTGATGGTCTTGCAGAGGGGGCCGATGAAATACAGGCCAAGATTACGAAGGCAATCGAAGATGGTGATTACTCTGCTCTTACCGAGCTTCTTTCTGGTGATAATTATGAAATATTAACCAGTGATGCTTTTGACCTCGGAACAGATATCGGAGATAATCTCGGACTGGGAATGACTGAAACTCTGCTGGATTATATTAATAAAATCAAGGAATCAGAGGGAGAAATTGGAAATCTCACAATACCAGACTTTGATACCAGTGCTTCAGAAAGACAACTTTATACATGGAAAGAAGCAACTATCGCGCAATTGACCGAAGTTGGTGGCAAGCTTTATTCGATGTCACAAATCAATGCTGCTGTTGCAGGTGAGAAGAGTACCGACGGAGATTATCGTAATCTTGTTGATATAATGGCAACAGTTCCGCCGAAGGGTTATTATGCATCCAGCATTCAGCCGACGGAACTTTCTACCACTGGCCAGCTCGTTCCGACTGCCGCAGCGACTGCTGGCTCATCTTACCTTGAAAGCGCATTGGCTACTTCTCCCGCCGTTGCTGCGGCTGCGGGTGTGATGAATGTTCAGAATTACTTCAACATTACTACGAATGTTTATCCGAAGCAGGCCATGGATGCAGCGGAAATCAATGCTCTCGGAGACCAAATTACGACTATTGTCGAAGAAAAACTAGGAGAAAAATATTCAAGTGACGAGGTAGTATAAATGGCACAGATGAAAGACTCTTTTGGGACAGAATATTACATTACAGACTTTAATTTAAAGTGGGATTTGGAAAAGCCTGCTCTTTTGACGGCTTCTTCCATTATCCCCTCGGGAACTGTTTCTGATGTATCTGTTATTGAAAATGGTTGTGGTACGACCAATGTAAGTAATACTGGCATTACAGAATTTGGTGGAGATATGTATTTTTGTGGTTCTTCTATTGGTTCTGGAAATCCAGGAAGAGTTTATCGATATGTTGATGAACAATTTTGGGAGCCCTGTTACGAGGGAGAAGGACTTGCTGAAACACCAAAACAACTTATATTGGGAGCATCTGGCTCTGCTTTATATTTTATTTGCGCGTCGAGTAGCAAAGTCTATTATTCTACTTCAGGTTCGTCGTGGACACAGGTAGCTTCTCTCTCGGGTGGAACGTCTCCAAATTGTATTATGTCGTGTAATATCAGTGGAACCAACTATGTTTTCATAGCAATTGGTTCAAAACTTTACAGGGCATCAGAATCGGCTATAACGACGTGGACAGATATTCCTTATACTGCCGATTATCCAGCAACTATTCTCGGGAAAGAAATTTACTGGCTCACATACTTTAATTCGGCTATTGTACTTTTCAATAGTTATTCTGGATGTATTCATTATTCAACAGACGGCGGTTCTAATTTTACATATTCATATAGTATATATTATTCTGGAATACCGAATTTTGGAGGAGTATATGGTTCTAATCTTTATGTGACATGCACCAATTCATTATATCCAGATCGTAATCAAGGACGACTTGTAAGAGTAAATACTTCATGGACTGTTACTACTGTGGGATTACTTTCTGCTGGAGTTGGATCTTGGGGAAAGGCAAATCTTTGTACTTACGATAGTAAGCCATGGATTCTTTGTGCTGACGGAAAAATTTATTATTCTAGTGATGGTACTGGAGATAATGGAACGTGGTCTGCAATCATTGATACGGCAACATATTCGACTGGTAAGGCACTTTGTCTGACAAAAGGAACAACGTATCTTTACGTCGGAACGGATAATTATAATATATGCAGAATTTCTGGTTCTGGAGGATCTTATACTTATGCTTCGGTAAGAACTACTGACAATTCAGTATATGCACTGGCACATTTTAAAAATGTTCTTACGATGTATAGCGGTGCAATATCGCTCGTCGGTGGTGGCACTTCTTATATAAACGATGGTTTTATGGGTTACATCAACGGAGTGCCAGAAAGTACCGAGTATATGTATGGTTATTATGGTTATCCAGAACAATATATTCACGACGTAGCCACATTTAAAAATTATATTTACATCGTAACGGGAACACATGGGCTGGTTTTGCGATCAGCAGATGGTGTTGATTGGAATATTGTCCTTGATACGTCGTATTCTAATCTTTATGCTATCGGTATTACGACTGGATATATCTGGGTTGCTGGTGATGGAGCCAATGTTTATCGTTCTTCAAATGGAACTTCATGGGCAACCGTTGGTTCTCTTGGTCGTACTGTAAAATGCATGACAAAAGATACTGGAGAAGTAATTGTATATGCTGGAACTACCGATACAGGTAATACACTTTGGACTTGTTACGATTCAACATCGACGTGGGTATCTGAAGGTATTGCAGTCGGTGCAGTAATTAACGATATTCTAATTACTCCAGGGGGGCCGAGCAATATTCTCGTTGCTTTTGTTTCAAGCAATGGATGGTTTGCTTTTAAGATAAGTACGTCGTGGTATGTGAATACTCCAAATGGCTCTGTTGAGGCATTAGCTCTTACCTATTATAATGCAAAGTGGTACGTTGGATTTGCCGACGGCAAGATTTATAATTCAACAAGCCATTCGACGTTAACATGGGTTCATGAAGCAACGATACCGACGCCAGATACCAAGGTAATGAGCATGAGTCCGTTTGGTATTGATATGTATATCGGTGGATATGTATCTGGTGGTGCTGCTGGCCTCTATAAATATATTAATTCGGTGCTTGCAAGAGAAATTGACCATGGGTTTGAACAATTGAGTTATGTTCAGAAAATGATTGTATTCAATAATTATATTTATGCTGGCGGAAAATCAACATCTACTGGTTCACTTATCTTGAGAAGTTCTGATGGTATTCGATGGGAAAAGGTGTGGGAAAATGATACTGCGTCGAGAAATATTACTGCATTCGGCATATGGGGTAATTATCTCTACATGAGTGAATCGGCGGCAGGTGCAGCCAAGGTTTACAGATCTTTATCGGGAAGAGATTGGACATTAATGTGGACGTCTTCTTTCGATTCGATCAAGGATTTGTTGTATTGGAGTTATGACAGTTATATGTATGCTGCATGTAGCTATTCGTCGAGCGGAAAGGCTGGGGCAGTTTATCGATCATCAAATGGAACGTCGTGGTCAAGTGTTTCAACTACTGGCGATACGACGAAACATTATATTTATTGCCTTTGTATCCATGGTTCTTACCTGTTCTTTGGTGGAGGTGGTTCGTCAAAAAGCAAACTTATTGTTGGCAGGACATCAAACGGAACATCGTGGACATATACTCAATCGGGTATTACGTCGACATACAATGCAATTACCACGATGGTATCATTTGGTTCTTACATTTATGTCGGTGGATATTGGGCAAGTGACTTTGAACCAGTATGGAGATCAAAGACTGGCGGCTCATCAACGTGGTCACACGTAACTGGTTTATATTCAAATACCACGAATACTGGGGTTTGTTATTCAATGTGGGCTTCGAGTGATATGATTTATGCAGTATTAAATTACTCGGAACTATTTGAATCGGACGACGGTTCGACATGGACACTTGTTCATAGCATGAATTACGAAACGGATATATATGCCGTATATGGACTTTTTGATAATATTATTACGGCGGGAACAAGAATATTCCAGAGACCAGTATCTGATCTCGGAAAATATATTCAGAAAATAAAATTCGCTGAATACTTTGAATTTTATTCGTGTAGTGAAGACGAAGTGGAAAAATTCATTCTTAAGGATCTGGAGATAGCGAAGGATAAGAATAATACCATCATGAACATGACACTTCAAGGCCATGTAATTGATCTCTGGCGTACCTTTGGATATTACATGGAAGGAACGAATGGTTTTGTCGATCACTCGGAGAATGGAATTTACGCCGACGAATTGCTTTCCAGAATTATTGATGGTTCGTGTGCTTCTCGTTTCAGAGTGAAATATTGTCCACATACCTTGATTAAAATCAAAGGAGAATGGCTTTCAAAGACGCAATGGCTCTATGAAATCGCCAGGAATTTGTCTTTCTCTGTTAACGACGATTCGGATTATTCAACATCACATTTCATGGCAACGACAGATGCATCGAGTGATACTATCATTGACAAGATGAATGTTGTTATTAATTATGCAGGTGAAATTTACATTATGCCTGCAGGTACAACCATTGCAGGAACCGATCCCGATTATGAAGGATTTTTTGCAAAGAGAAGTGCAGATATTTCCGATTATACTTGGGATGCGTCGAAAACATCAGTCAATATGATCGATTATACGAATGCAATTGTCCTCGATGGCAGTGGAACTGGAGCAGGAAGAAAGAATTATCTTGCGCGCCCGATATCGGTGAGTTATTCAAATGATTTCACGACGCAAGCAAAATGCGATGAGATGTCAAATGTAATTTGTGAACCAAATTATGCTGGCGCGGTACGGGCAACGATCAATACGACTGGATCAAATATGGGAGCATATATTGAAATGCTTAACCCGAATTATCATATTCCAGTTTATTGTAATATCTATCATCCGTCACTTGTTCTTTCTACCGACGAGGCCGCGACAATAATGGTCTCGGTGCGTAATGATGCAGTGCTCGATGGTGCGACAGATACTTCATATTGGAAAGAGGTAGGACTGATTTTCGGTGGTGGAAATGATGCGGGCAATTTCCAGAAAATGTATCGAGCCGTAATCAAGGAGAACAGGGCCAACGCAACCTATACTTATTACCTGATTCTCTATGAAGGAACGACGGAACTTGAATCTTATACTCTTACCGCTACGACTGAAATCTTGAATCTTGCATCGACGAATTATATTGTTGTCAGGTGGGATAAAGATGGAACTGTTCCGAGGATAAAGGTATGGTTTGATAAGGATGCAATGCCCGATCCTGATGTTGATACGGC